CGACTTACCCACTTGAAGGGTGACACAACCTGCTTTTTGGATTTTCTCCAAAAATTTGGTAGGTCATCATCTAAAAGTGAATAAGTTTGGGGCATTGACTCCTTACCATTTGCTAGTTCACGCAGAGCGTCTAACTGTAAGTGGTCTAAGTCTAAGGTTACCAACTCTTCATTCATCATCCGGCGTTGGTCGAAAGTATACTTTCCCTCTAATTTGGTACTCAACCAATTAGAGAGTATACTTCTTCCAATAGGGGACTTTTGAACTATTGAGTGGTACAACCAAGTACCCTTACAATAAGCTTCGAGAGTTGAGAGCTTTCCATTAGGTACCCTAATCTCTTTTGGGTAATCTTTCAGGAATATGGCCCCTACTCCTTCTGCGAAACGGTCTGACAATAAGGTCTTAGAAGTGGATATTTCACCACCAAATCGGTATATCAAATTGATATACCTATCATAGACCTTTTGCGCTTCAGCCTTGTTATCACAAGCCACTACGATATCATCTCCACAAATGCAGAAATGCCCTGAAGTAGGGGCTACTGCAAAGGAAGCGATCACATAGTGTGCTAATTCAAACATTGGAAAAGAGATATATAGTCCCATAGGTTGTCCATTACTATAATTGGCGGCATATGCTTTAGCCTCAGTCTTTGGATAGTGTTTTCTATCAAAGACAAAGGGAAGCGATAAGTCACGCAAGAAAGGTTCTGGAACACCCATAGAGATTAGTAGCTTACGTTGAAGGTCCAAAGAAAGTCTATCTGTGGCTTCGGAAAGATCAATCGAATACATCCACTTTCCTTCCCTAAGGTTAGAAAGGATGAACTTCGACATCTTATCCTGATCCCCAGAGGCAATTTGAGGTAACCTCCACAACCACATACGTAACCAATCAGCAAGGCGTTTAGTCCTTAACTGAATGGCGTAGTGGCCTACTAGGATATTTCTCCATTTTCCTTTGTCCGGTATAGGTATGACTTTTCCAAGCCGACGTGGATACCAATTACGTTCATCATGGCCGAAGACTGAATCGTCTTCTAAACCAATGGGTCCGTCAAAGGTATCTATTCCATCAAAGAATTTAGTGTAGGTATTAATTGCTAATACAGGTTCCAGTACTTCAACTGGTATCTGAGGAAGCCTTACATATCTCCTAAGAGCTTTAATGTAATTGTCGCTTGGTTTACTCACACGAGACCGGGTGATAACATCAAGACTGGGATCCCCTACCACGACTAGCTTGTAGCTATTCAGCACGGTTAAGATCAATCTTAGTAACTTCAAGTTACCACGAGAGTCTACCAACTGCTTGAATAGGTCCAACTTAGGGATGGTAAATCCCCTATATCTCATCTTCCTGAACCAAGGTTCGGAATAATCCTTATGACCTGCTAATATATGTAAGGCCCAAACTTTAAGGGCTTTTACTCTTTTAGCTGCATACTGGATCCCCGATTCCCTTATCCAGGTAGATATAGGTTCGCCAAGATTAGGATCAAGGTCAACTCCAAATGGAACGTGCTGTGGTTTCCCATTGATGTTTACCATCCTTGGTACACCCCAGACAGCATCCAATTCTATCATGATAGTCTCCTAAAAGAAGATATTTCACAACGCTTGGATGATAGGAGCCTTTACGGGCTCCCGGAGTCTCTTC